TCTAATTCGCATCCAGAATAAACAAGCATATCTCCTTGTTTTAAATCTACTTTAACACCTTTCATTCCTTCTTTACCTGATGGTTCTAAATAAATTGGCCAATCATCACCGCCTAAATTCATGGTAGTCGATATCTCACAACTAAATCGATCTTTATGTCTTTTTAAAATATCACCTTTTTTATAAATTCTTGCATAAGTATATGCAGGATATAATTTTAATCCTGTTGCCTTTTCCATAACAGGCTGACATTTTAACAATAATGTTTCCATTGCTATATCTGAATAGCAAGAATAAGTATTTGGTATTTGTTCATCTTGTCCCTCATAATAACCAAGTAAAGTTTCATAGGGAGAAATGTATCTTGCTTGTCTACAAGTATCTAGTACCTGTTTTTGCATATTAAAATAATTTGCAACAAAAGAAGCTAAATCTTTTGAGATTGCTTGACGAATAACTGTATATTTATTTTTCTTAAACGACATCCTTAGCCATCTCTTTCGGTACCGCTTGAATATTCCAATGAATGAATCTAAATGGTTCTACACCATGATCTACTGCATATTCGTGTTCCATGTACCCTGGAAAGATAATAAGTGTTCCTGGTTTTGGTTTAAAGTGTACTAATTCAGTTCCATGAAAGATACCATTACCTGGTTTCATTTTTAATTTAGTTGATCTCGCACCTGTTCTTGGTTCATGAAATATTGGATAAGATGTTTTATCTGAACATTTTAAAAAATAAAATCCTGATACATGTTGATTCCAATGGATATGAGCTGAATGATGTCCGCCACCTTTTTTAGCAAACTCTTGTACCCATAATTCAGAAAACATAGTTGTATATTGTTGCATATCAAAACCCTGCCAATCTAAAAACTCCCAAGACTTTTGACCAATGTAATTTCTAAAATCTAAAAAATTATTATCCATTGTGAGTGGTGTTGAATGATAGGATCTTCCAAAGTCACCATGTTTTTTTATATAATCTTTTTCTCTTTTTTTAGCATCTTTTATATATTGATTAGATGCTATATTTAACGATTTTACAAATTCAGGTTTTTCCTCAATCCATATAGGTGTTTTAAAATATTCTACTATTTGCATTTTATTTAAATGGATATCCAAGGTTCCACATAACCAACGAATATCTTACTCCTTTCGTTACTGGTTTAACTCTATGCCATACAAATGAAGGAAATACAATGATAGATCCTTTAGGTAATATTTCTTTTGCTTGTCTTAAATGTTTTGATTCTTCTCTCATATGAGGATCATAATTTCTAAAATCAAATTCTAATTCACCACCTGTATATTCAGACCCATCGGTTAATTGACAAGTCATCGAAAGCTTTCTAATTTTACCATGTTCTTGAGTATTAGGTTTATCGTAAGGTTTATCCCAAGAATCACAATGCCAATCATAGTATTGATTTAACTTATATTTAGTAAATTGACAAGACTCTGATCGATCCCAATCAAAATTCCAACCAGCATTTCTATTTGCTTGATGAATATATGGGTGGAGTTCTTTATATATCCATGGGTCATTAAGCCATACTAAATCAGAATTTCTTTTACGTTTCATATCTTTTATTTCTTGTTTAGTAAGTTCTCTATCTCCATAGCCACCAGTTCTTGCCATGGTTTCAGCTTGTGATAAACCATATCTAATTATGTCATCACATAGTTTTGGTGGTATGGCTGAAGTAAAATACCAATAGTAATTAGATATATTCATAAGTTATTGTTTGTATAAAATTCAATGAATCTTTCTGATTGTTTGAGATTACATACATATTTGTTGATGGAAACATAATAAACATATTATCTTTTAATTCTATATCCCAAGATCTTCCTTTTCTTCTATTATCATCATAATGAATTCGCACAAAACATTTATTAGTTTTAACACCATAGAGTAATGTATAATCTGGTGAGTTTCGAAGATCGACTGGATCAATATTTAATAATGGTTGTGATATTTGATTAGGTTTATAAATATCCCCAAATGTTTTTTTATTTACTAATTGAAAACCATATTCTAAATTTATATGCTCACGCATATAAGTATTCAACATATCCCAAGTTCTTGAAAATGGAAATTCTGAATCGGTAAATGTTGATTGTAAAATATCGCCTGATAACTTATCTCGATCTATTTCAAAACCTTTTGGCATTGAAACATCACCGTAATATAAAGCTTGTTCTGTTAATATTCTTTTTTGCATGCTATAAGCATGACTGTTATATTAAGCTAAAGTATTTGTCAAATCCCAGGACTGACCATCTTCGTTCCAAACATAAGACCATCTATGAGTATTAGCTGTATTTTGATCTTGTTGTTCTTGCGTTAATGCTGGTGCATCACCAATTGGAGATTTCCAAGACGCAGTTGCAATATGTTTTACCCATGATGGATATGGTTTTTTTGGCCAGAAGATTTGATCATCTTCATCCCAAGTATAACCAATCCCTGCATAGTTTCCTCTAAATGGAGTTCCACCGTTTTTATGTTGATTACCTACTGTATTGTATGAAGTTTGAATCCACATTTGTGCAGGCCAATTATTATGTCTTTCTAAATATTGTTGACCTACTGCTTCGTCCTCAACTCCATCAGCATTGAGCATATCAGAATTATTCAAGGTTAATACTTGAATGACTTTTCCGTTTGCTCCTAGTTTTGCAAAGTGTGCCATAATTATCTCCTATTATATATTAACAAATTCTTTTAATCAACTATTGGTATTTGTACCTTATTATTACAATTCCGCTACCGCCAGCTCCACCTGTTTCGTTTTCTGGACCAAAAGCTCCTGCTCCACCGCCGCCACCGCCAGTGTTTATTGTTCCAGCTGAACCTGGAGAACATACTCCACCATTTCCGCCACCACCTGCTCCACCAGCTCCAAAACATCCAGTTGACCATTTACCACCTCCACCACCACCTGCTCTTGTAGTTGGTGTTCCATTAATTGAACTTGTTGCTCCATCACCACCTGGTTTACCAGCAGAAGGTCCTGGATTAGGTGAGTTAGTTCCAGCTTGTGTAGCACCACCGCCTCCACCGCCAGCTCCATTTCCATTAGTGTTGTTTCCACCTGGATTTCCTTGAGGTGGACTAACTGGAGGTGTATTACCTGCTCCTCCTGGTCTACATGGACTACTAGGAGCCCATCCAGTTCCACCACCAGATCCTCCTGGATTTCCAGGAGCTGGATTTGTTGGACTAGTGTTAGTGCCACAACCACCACCGCCACCACCAGTAGATGTTATAGTTGAAAAAACTGAATTGGATCCATTACCACCTTGTTTTGGGATTGAACTAGCTGTAGTAGGTGCTCCACCACCAACAACAACTGGATAACCTTGAACTGTAACTGGTAAAGCTGAAACACATGCACCTAACGGACTTACCGTGTAACAACCTGAAGCTGTTCCTGAAGATTCTCTATAACCTCCAGCTCCACCTCCACCTCCTCCATTAGTAGTAGGAGAGGTACCTCCAGCTGAACCTGCTCCACCACCAGCAACTACTAAATAATCTACCGTATTTGAACCTGCAGAGTTACCTGCACAACTAACACAAAAAGTCCCTGGACCTGTAAAAGTATGAATTTTGTAATCTCCGCAGTATGAAATTGTTCCACCTGTTGCTGTTACATATTGTGCACCATAAGATCCTGAATCATTTTGAGTTGCTTTCCAACCTTGAGTCCCATCTACATAAACAAAAAATACTGAAAGTTGATCTGTTAATAAAGTTGCATCTGCTGGTGATCCATCAAAATTAGAACCATTTCTACCGACCGTAACATTGTTAGTAGAAAAAGTTCCTGCATAATCTTTTATACCTACTATGTCACCAGCTGATGGTGATGCAGGCATAGTCACCGTAATAGCTCCTGATGTTGTATTAACAAAATAGCCATTTCCTGAAACCGCTGTGAATGAAGCAGTCTTTGCAGTCGTATCCCAGTTTACTGTACCTGTACGACCAAAACCTGTCTGTGTTCCATTGTTCGTGATGGTTACACCACTAGGAATAACAAAAGTATCACCACTATCTCCTAAAGTAACTTGAGTACAATTTTGTTTTGGTGTTATCTTATTTACTTTTATTTCACTCATAATTTACCTATTGATATTTATACCTTATTATAACAATTCCGCTACCGCCTGAACGTCCAGTTGTACTAGGAACTTGAGCTGGAGGAGTTCCGCCACCACCACCGCCACCACCAGTGTTAGCTGTTCCTGCAGTTGCTTCATTATTACTTGCTCCACCACCACCGCCAATACCACCACCACCAGGTCCTGCATTACCTCCATTTGAATCTGGTTGGAAAACAATACCTCCACCACCTCCTCCAGCTCTTGTAACTGAAGATCCTGAAATTGAAGTTGCTATACCATTACCTCCAGGTCCAGCTGAAGTAGGAGTAGCATTTCCACCTGTACCACCAGCACCGCCTCCGCCGCCTGCTGGTCCATATGCATCTCTTGCTCCACCACCGCCACCAGGACTACCTTGTGGTGGACTGACAGGAGGTGTATTTCCTGCACCTCCATTTGAATATGGACCACTGCTTCCACCATCTCCACCTCCACCTCCGCCAGAACCACCACTAGGTGCTGTAGTTGAATTAGATATTCCACCTCCACCACCACCAGCTGATGTGATTGTTGAAAAAATTGAATTAGATCCTGGATTGCCAGGTCCTATAGCACCACCTGCTCCTCCTGCACCTACTGTAATTGGATAAGGTGATGCTGTAAGTGTTACTGATGTTCCACCTGGATTACCATTTAAAGGAGAAGCTGTGTAAGGTGTTAATGGTGTTTTATATTCTCTAAAACCACCTGCTCCACCTCCACCTCCATAACTTTGAGCACCAGAACCTCCTCCTGCTATTACCATATAAGAAACTTGATTTCTTGTTGGAGCACAAATTGAAGCTACATTACAAACAGTAAAAGTACCTGGACCAGTAAATGTATGAATCCTACAATCTCCACACTCTGTTACAGTTCCACCTGTAGCAATGATAAAAGGCACTTGACCAGTCGTATCATTATCTGATCCTGTTACTGATTTCCAACCTCTTGTGGCATCTACATATACCAATGAAACTGCAATACCTTGTGTTGATAAAGTTGCATTAAAATTTTGACCATTAATTTTGTCTGTTCCGTTTGGAGTAATTGTTACATTATTAGTTTGAAAAGTTGATGCATAATCTGAAATACCTACAATGTCACCAGCAGAACCAGCAGGTAATGTAACCGTAATAGCTCCTGAAGTTGTATTTACAAAATATCCATTACCACTCACTGCTGTAAAGTTTGCAGTTTTAGCTGTGGTATCCCAGTCTACTGTTCCTGTTCTACCGAATCCTGTTTGAGATGCACCTGCAGCTAATGTGATTGTTTGACCACATCCACCTAAAGTTACAGTTGATCCACATTTTGAAAGATAAGTATTATCACTTGTATCTTTTATTGTGTCTGCTTTATAAACTTCCGCAGTTACTGTATGTGTTGCACCACATTTAGTAATAACGGCTGTCCCGCATTGATCTTTAATATTATCTACTTTTANTTNCC